TAAAATCACCACCTTCTATATCTTTATTCATTTCTTTTATAGACTGTGAAACAGAAGTGCTCTTGCTCCTTATTTTTCCAATCTCTCTTGCAAATCCAAGCTTATAATCTTCATTTATATGAACGCACTCCTCTAGCTCAAGACTCAAGTATCTTGCCTTTGCGATTAGAATATTAATCTTATTATTTTTCATTTTTTATCATTTCACATATTCGATTCAAACCCAGTTTAACTTGAGATATGTGGGGGCCAAAACTTAATCTTATATAATTTGTAAGCCTTGACTCAATATGGCTCCTTCTCTTTCCTGGATTAACATCAAAGTATTCTCCAGGTATAACAATAACCTTGTGATCTAATGCTTTGTTTGCAAAATCATACCCGCCCCTTATCGACTGGGGCATATTCTCAAGAGATGCAAAGCAATAAAAGGCTCCAAATGGCTTATTATATAATTTTATCCCAAACGACTCTAGCCTCTCTATTACAAGGTCTCTCTTTTTCTGAAATGTATTCTGTATGCTTAGCGCTTCTTTATTTGCGGCTTCTATATTTATCAAAGGAACTACCGCCTCCTGAATTGCCTTTGGGGCCCCTCCATCTAAAAAAGAACCAATTGATCCTAGGCGACTTATTAGAGACTTTGGGCCCACGACCCAAGAAATCCTAAGCCCGGGATATCTCCAGTTTTTTGTCATACCGTCTATTACCACAACAGGATCCTCATTTACGTCTTCAATATATCTTGCAGCACTTAGTGATGGGCCTTCAGCCCTTGCGGATTCGCCATATAAATAGTGAGAATAAAACTCATCCATTATTAACGTGCATTGGTTAAACTTTGATATATCAACCCAGGATTGTATATCCTTACCAGATGCCACCTGCCCGGTTGGATTGCACGGATTGGATATTAAAAACGCACCAAGGCCCTTGTCAACAATCTCGCCCCTTAGTTTTGATGGAGATAAGTAGAAGCCATCCATCTTTCTTAGTGGAACAGGTATTGGCACTATATTTCCGAAACAATTCAATAATTCACTATATGCCGTATAATCCGGCAGAACATGGCCAAGATGAATGTTCTTCATAGCAGCACATACTCTGGCCAGGGCAAGTCTTCCTCCTGCAACAATGCAAACATTCTCGGCAGAATATTGGGTCGGCATACCCTTTCTGTACCTATCATTATAAAGATTTGCAACAGCACTTCTAAGGTCCGGAAGACCCGTTGATGGCGCATATTCGCAAGACTGCTGCCTTAGCTCTATATTCGTTATTCTTTCGAGCCCAAACTCAAGCTCTCCAACCTCTGGCGCTCCTTGGCCCAAGTTAGCCCACTCTTCATTTCCGTAAAAAAATCCAGACTCTCTGGCCAAACTCATCATTCTTATTACACCAGTATGTGGTATATTTAAAAAAGTATTTTCTATCATATTAAGACCTAGAGTAGAGTAATTTTTTTAATGTTCTAATTTTATTATCAAATATAGAAAAATCACTGCTTACATACTCTATAGCCAAAGCTTCCGCCTTTCCGTCCGGATCTTCTATTTCAAAATTAAAATTGCCATTTGGAAGCTTGCCCGCAGAAACTAATTTTAGCCCATTCATTGTAATATATGCGGCTAAAGCCAAATCTGATGTTTTGTATACACTCATTATTTACTAATTCTCCTCAAAACTATACCACCCATATTATATCAAATATTTTTAAAATATAGGTAGTCTAAAATTTTTTTAATTAAATATTATAGCTCTTATATCTGATCACATTATCTTACAGACGCTACATTGTTAGCCAGCGCATCTGCCATTTTCACGACCAACTTGAATATATTAGCAATATAATTTTTATCAAAAGGATGCATATACATGTAAAATATCTGTATATCAACAGCTTCTAAGGAGCTTAATTATTTAGCATTTTTTTATGAATTGAGCATATTGTGCTATTTTTTGGAGCCTGGCGCTTGCATTGTCTTTCATTTTTCATTATATATTCGCACCTAACAAACTCAAAGCCAACAACGTCATCATACTTTCTCTTTCCAGACTTGTCTTTTTCTGTAGATAAAAGTGCTTTTTCCGCAGAGTCATAGCCATTTTCCTTATCTTTTTTGTAAACAGGCCTCATTATAACAGGGGTTACAACCTCTCCATGTGGTATTTTGCCAAGCTCTCCATGTTGCGCGGTTGGAACAAAATTACTCGAAACACCGTCATCCTTTTTCATAGTGACACCCTGACGAATAGTGGCTTCTGCCGTAGAAGGCTCTGCGGTATAGGCCTTATTGCCACTATAGTCATTATCACGAAGCATAATCATGCTATCACCACACTCTGCCTCCACCTGCTCATTAGACGGCTTTATGCCGGCTAGGTCATCTTCGTAATCAAAAAATGTATCAAACCCCGCATTTTCAACCTGCGGAGTATCAACAAAATTTCCGTCCCTCCTGTGCCCCATGGCGTCTGACAACCTATCTTTCAGCGGCACACCCTTCACATAAACCTGTCTCTTTCTTACATCATTTGGATTCATTAAAACCTCCATTATTAATATTTATAATACCATAATCAAATACAATATAATAAATAAAAAAAGACCCCGGAGAAATCTCCGAGGTCTTTAATATTTTTAGCCAAATATAGCTATAGCTATATTATGCAGCAACAGTACCGGAAGCGACACCACGTGGGTTAACGATACCAATACCAATGATTTCGCTAACAACCCAACCAAGCTTAAGCTGCTTGGGCTCATCCGCAGGAAGAACCTCGATGTCCTGTCTTACCGGCATAACACCGACAAACTCAGGATCTGCACACGCAAAGACTGTACCTGCAGGAACAACCTTGGACACGACAATGTCTGCGCCAAAGATGTGGCCATAAAGACCAGTCTGAAGGATTTCTCTCTGTGTTACAGGATCAATCTGAGATGCACCAGTACCACCAGCAGACTCCCAGTTCAACATATCAGTGAATTCATTGATATTCATGAAGAACTTAGAGGTTACAAGGTCCCAACGATCAACCGTTCTCTTCATTTCAACAAGACCAGCCTTTGAAAGCATGGAGTTGTTAGTCGCCGCTAAGGCGCTCACCGCCGTTCCGGCAGCAAGCTGCGCACCAGGAGCATTAGCATAGTCAAGGTTGACAGCGCCGTTTTCACCACCAGCAGCAGAGCCAGCAAAAGCAAGAGCGGCAAACACGTTTGCATCTTCCTGAGCTTGAATCTCCTGTCTTGCCTTCTGCTGAGCACGATCGATTACATTGAACCGACGACGCTTAACTTCTGCAATACGGACAGTTGGGTTTGAAACAACTTCAAACTCAGGGACGGTCACGCGATCACCGAAGACACGAGACTCTGGAGCAGAACCGTTGCTAGAAACAACGACAGCTGCAACATCAATATCTCGGTCATACACTGGAAGCGCGCCCTGTGGGAGAGGATCAACGACGAGAGCCTTGCGACCTACACCTTGATAATCCAAGTTCCTACGAATTGGGTTTGCCATAGCCTGACCAAGAGCAATCTTGCCCTCTTGTGTCATAAGCGCCTGCTTAATCATATCATCTCTCTGAGAATCGTTGAGAGATGGTGCTGCACCAGCAACATCATTAGCCGACTGAAGCTCTTCTACGATAGAAGCGTACTTCACAATTTGACTCAATGCATCCTTTACGTTGGAGGCGTTGAGTTCACCATTTGTATTAAATATATTACTCATCTTGCACCTCCGTTACCTAAAAAGTAAATTGCATGTGTTTCAACTGTTGCAGCTCCAGTTCCAGCAAGGGTAGAGGTTGTAGATACAAGAGATGTATCGTTAACCGTACCAAGGAACAAGCCGATCTGCGATGCAACAAGAGTATCAGTGGTTATCATATCAATAACATGAGTGTTCGTTCCGCCGTCAACGCAAAGCTGACCACCGGTGGATCCGGCTGCGATGCACGTAGCTGAAGCTGCAGCAACTCCATAAACAGCGTCATTGAGGCCTGCTGCATCAGCAGCTACCA